GCCAAATTCATCTGATGTAGTAAAATTAGCTGCTGTATTAGTAGTAAAATATTTAATACCATTTTGTAATGGATTACTCCAAGCAAAATTTGGTAAAGCTGAATAACCTCTAAATTCTCCTATACTGTAAGGAGAGTCATTAAGTAGCGTATATCCGGTACGTTCAGGAGCTGCTAAAGATAAAGCTCTAAGACCTATGTTAGTATTAGAACCTGTAGGCCAATATCCTCGCCCTTGTAATTCCTGACGAATCTCCGATATTTGTACGTTAGTATTTGGTATGGGATCATGATCAGACATTATTTAATAATTCCTGCTATAAGCTCTTCGAATTGTTCTACTTTTTCTACTCTTTTTGGCCAGTAAATATAATCCTTTTCTGGATTTCTTTTTAAATTGCTCAGTAATGGTAATATTGAATTATATAAATTATTTAATTTTTCTTCAACTTCTTCAGCTTTACCTGAAGCTGATTCTAATTTTTGAGTTTGCTTTTGTACTACTTCTAATTCGTCTTCATCGACTACTGTAAATCCAAAATCAAATTTATCTATATCTATTGACATTTATATTACCTCTCTTTATATTTATACAACTAATAGCCTAAGTCTTTGCCCCAAGGGCTTTCATATTTTGGTCCTTCATCTTTATATTTTTTCTTTCGAGGTATCACTTTTGTTTTGACTTTATGAACTTTTTGTGCAGCATGTTTTGGTGTTTCTTTACGCACAAAAATATTATCCCATGCAGCTTCAAACTGTTCTTGAGTTTGAATCATAGGTCTTCTTTTACTGCCTTTACCCCCGTGCCACTTTGACAATTTTAGTTCCTCTACCTTGTATTATATTTCTAAATTTTTGTTTATGTTTAGGTTTTGTTTTATCATCATTTATTAATTCAAACAATTTTTCATTTGATAATTGTTTAGCATAATAATGTATTACTGTAACTTTTTTAGTTTCACGATCTACTCGCTTTTCGCTTGGTTTATATTTAGCTGGCATTATTTAATCCTCTTTATACTTCCCTTATCATTTGCGTGATAAGCAAAAAATTCAATGTCAGCAAATTCTCGTTTTAAATCAAGTAAAGCTTTTAAATTCTCAACATGATCGTCGAAAAGTCTAACTCGTTTGAACTTTCCTGTTTTTAAATATTTTCTAAAAATAATTGATTTATTTGCAGCACTATTTTTACCGCTCATATTACCAGCTCTTTCGACGTATACATCTTTCATTGGTATACCATGAGCTTCAAATGTTTTAATAAAGAGATCTTTATCATCCATATCTGCTCGAGCAGTAACAATAATTACTTTAGATCCTTTGGCTGTAGCATTTTTAATAATTGCTTTAGCCTTGTTAATCATTCTCGCTATTGGAGTTGCAGTTTGATAAAAGAGTTTTGAAGATTTAAACTCGCCATAATCAAACTCTTCGCCTTTACCGAGTTTATAACTATTAAAGCTTTTAGGCTCTAATATTTTTTTAACTTTTTGAGTTTTTGTATCAATTACACGAACACGGGCTTTTGATTTAAACATTGTATCATCAATGTCAAAAATTGTTAAGCCTTTTCCTGTTGCTTCTTCTAAATATTCTTGATACGCTAACATATAGATATTATACCACAAAAATGTGAATGTGTAAATATCTATTTATAAGTTATCGAGTTTTATAATGGTATCAATTTTGTCTTGAGCTTCTGCAATCTTAGTCACCTGAGTTTCAACTGCTTCAACAATATCAGGATGTTCACCAATACCGGCTGGATTTTTTTTATAAACATCAATATTTGCTTTTGCTACAGCAATTTCACCTTGTAGTTTTAATATTAATGCTTCAAGAATTGGTCCTACATATGGTCTATCCATGGAACATTTTCCTCCTCTTATATTCATTTATAGTATTTATTAACTCTTTTGTCCAATTATCTCTATCTTCTACAAATACCTGTGGACCCATATCTCCGGCAATACATACTACTAATTGTTTCATTGGTTGGCCAGTACGCTCTTCCCACATGATTGCATATGCTGCGCATTGCATAAAGTATGAACTAATCCATTCTTTCTTTTTAAATTTACGAGATGTTTTCCAGTCAATTATAGAATCTATGCCTTTCCATTGGCCTACTAAATCTACACGACCTGCTACACCTAAATGTTTTGAATACAATGGAGCTTCTTGTCTGTAAATTTTAGTAACGCATTCGTCTAATATGGGTTGTATATCTTTGAAGGTTTGAATATTATGTGGTAATTCATCCTTTAAATAATCAGGATTATTTTTTAAATATTCTTCTATAATATTGTGAACCTTTGTTCCACGAGTACTTGCTTGAGTTGAAATACGATTTGCTTCTTCTTCGCCTACACGTGCGCGCCACGCTTGTATTGCTTCCTCTGACAAAATTGAAAGAACAGTGGTAATTGAAGGATACTTATTTCCATCGGGATCTTCATAATGTCTACCTTTATCAGTAGTTACAGCTTCTAAATCATAGTAGCCTAAATCCACATCTTCATGTAAAAATTTCATCCAACACCCATATCAATTAGTTTAAAAGTTAGTAACATAAATCCCATCATAGTAAATTGAATAATAGTAGCAAATACAACGGTTTTTATAGCGTTATCTCCCCAGAACTTTCGATCAGTCTGATCCCATTCTTTTACTTGTTCTGGTGTAGCTGGTTCTGGAGCCCAGTAAATTCCAGGTTGACTTGCTGTTTTTAAATCAGCTGATGTAAATCTAAATTCAAGTTGTTCCATTAAGCATCTCCTGAGTCATTATAAAATCTCGTACAAGACCACTACGTACAATATCTTTCCAATCAAATTCAATATGGTCAAAATGTTTCATATTATTTAGAATATTTATAAACTGTAGTAAACCTCGTTTATCTGTATCTTTTACAAAATCTGATTGATAAAAATCTCCACTTAAAATAAACCTACAGTTTTCTCCAAGTCTTGTAATTACACTACAAAGTTCATGAAAATTACAGTTTTGAGCTTCATCAATAATAACTATAGCATCATGTATAGTAATACCTCTAATAAATGATGTTGTCATAAATTCTAATTCTTTAAATTGATTAAGTTTTTTCCAAGCCTCTTTATCTTGAAAGAGTTCGTTGACAACTGAAATATATAGATCTTGATACGGAGCTTCTTTTTCTTCTTTTTCTCCTGGCAAATATCCAATATCACGAGTTGGTACTACACTTCGTACTATAACAACTTTATTTTGTTGTTGCGCTTTATCAAGTACTGTTTTTAATGCATGATATAATGCAATAAAAGTTTTACCCGTACCCGCTGATCCGCTTAAAATTAAATGATTACCTTCATTATAACTTGCAAAAGCTTTTTCTTGATTTTTAGTTAGTGGCTCAAGCTGTTCAAGATGCTCTAAGCGCAACCTACTTGGTCTACTCATTTTGTTTTAATATTATCCTTATATCTTGGTGGAAGCCCACTCTTAATACGATCTTGTACTTCTTTCCAGCCATCACCAGCCATTTTTAAAGTACTTCCATCTTTACCTGTTATCATATTTAAAGCGCTTATTTGCTGTTTTAAATGTGGATTATTTTCTTTAAATTCATCCAATACTTTATATGACATAGTATGTTCTTCAATTTCGCCTGTATTAGAATTTAAGAAATCATATCTAGGCATTTTAATCTCCTCATAGTACTATCAATGTCGTTACAAAGGTAATCAAATAAATACCAATGCAAAAATTGTTCTTGTTTTTCTTTTTTAAACCAATCTAAATTATCTATAATGTTTGGCAGCTGTGATAATATTCTTAAATCATTTGTTACCCAATGGTATTCAGGATATCCATAAGAAACAATTGGTATATTATGCATCATACATTCTATACCCGCTGTACTGTTTTCTGTTATTGCGACTCTAGTGTGTGGTAAAATTGTATGTATCGATACGTAATCCTTTATAACAAGATGACCTCTTTTTTCCCAGGCCTGTATTTTTTTGTAAATATCTGGTGTAAGGTCCATGTTTTCTTTTTTATAATGTCTTGGATGTAATTTAATTACAAGATTTTCTAAATGTAGTTCATCAACTATGGCACAAAGTTTAGTCCAATGATTACCAAAAGAAAAACGAGTTACTGTTTCATCAGCAGGACATTGACCAATAATTAATATATGGTCATCAGGTACTCCCTCAGCATCTGACCAATTTCTTTCGTTATGGTAATCCCATTTATTTGCTTTATCATTTATCATTTGAGTAATATAATTTCTATTACTATCTGTAATTTTATAAAACTCGTATTCAAATGGTTCATCAAAAACTATACTTGAGCTATTTGCATATCCAATTTCGTCAATTGAAAAGAAATTACTTGAAGGACCTGTAGGTTTAAGAATTAAAGAGTCTAAGAACCTAGTTGATTCTGTCTCTTCTATAGTACAATGATTATAAAAATTTATATCAGCTGGTAAAGAATCTTCAACTTCTTCATGACCTAATATATCCATTGCATGTTTAGTACAATCTCTCATGTATCTAAATGCATTATTCCATGTGTATCTTTTATCTATAAATTTATATTTCACCTTGATATCCTTTCCACCAATTGGGAGCTTGTCTGCCCCATTCCCATTTAGCAAATGGTTTTGCGGCATGATAATAATTTCTGTAAGCTTGAACAGCATCACCATCTACTTTGCAATCTGGATAATGATTCATAGCTTGTGCAAATTCTGTAAGTCCACCATCTGGAATATTTTTTGGAGGAGTTTTAAGTAATTTACCGATTTTTTGAAATGAAGCATGAACTTTATTTCTACGATATTCATACTCATTTGCCATTGATTCAAAATGTAAGTAATGCCATATATAATTTGCTTTAGATGCCATAGTCCAAGTAGTACATGGATGATACTTATGAACTGCAAGATAATATAAATTATCTCTCTCATCTCCAAATGTGTAATATTGTTGTATGGTTTTACCAGATTTTGATGGTCTTTTGACGGGAGTGCCATCAAGCATGCGATGAGCAGTTGATAGCATTTGAGCTGATTCAACAATCATTTTAGGTACATGCTTATCACAAAGCATTTGTGCAGCAAGTACGGGATCATCATCTAAAATAAAAATATTCATAATATATATTATACCACATTTTCAATGAAATGTAAAGGAGGTTCTAATGAACCTCCCAAAGTATGTCTTCCTTTGTATCATTTAAACAGTTTTTCATGTATTCAATCTTTTTGCCCATTTTATAGGCTAGGTTTGATTTACCTTTTTTTTCTAATCTACGTTGATAGTATACCGCCTCTGATATATCTTTTCGAAGGCGCTCGATTTGAGTTACACTCATAAAAATCTCCTTTAATATTAATACTATCATAACAAAGAAGTCTTATACCTTTTTACCTCCTTTAACTGGCTTTACTAATAGACCTGGAAAGGTATCACTCACAAATTTACTTGTAATACCTTTGTAGTTCAATTTTCGATCTTTTGCAGCGATGAGCATTTCAGCATCATCAGCATGAATAGATTCAAGTAATTGAATAAATAGACTTTCCCTACGTATTGGGTCTACTTGATTTGCTACTGGTCCTTTAAAAAAGTATTTAAATCTACGATGAGCTTTTAAAAGACTATCGTATTGATAACCTTCTGGTGCATCATCAGATTTATAGGGTGGTTTTCCTTCGGGTAATACTGATACAACATCAGCATCAAACTGAATTCTTAAAACATCTCGTAATGCTCCAGAGTTTTGAGCTCTAAGATATGACATACGATCTGTTTTTTTAATAATTTTTGAAGCTTCAGTTAGTACTTCAGATATTAATTTTTTAGCCATTGTAAAATTCCTCCACGACTTCAATCAAGTGATTACATCTTTTTTTAATTAAATAATTCAAGACTTTCATATTTGGCGTTTTTGCCTGTTCATTAAAATTATTTATAATGAATTCTTGTAAGTTTTCTGGAATATCAGTTAAATCAATTAATTTTTTATTTCTTTGATAATTCCTATATGTATCTTCATCCATTGCTTCTTTAAGATTATCTGATACTTCTAGCCATTCATCAATTTTTGATTGTCTTAAAGGAGTTTGTTTTGCTTCACTGACAAAGGTATCATCTGCAGATAGTACGTTAGGTATACCATCTCCACTATCTCCTCTCATAATATGATTAAATGCATAAGTTCTGGGATTCTTATCAGTTACAAGCTTTTTTTGTATTGGGCTAAATTGTTTTACATTTTTAAATTTTTGCAATTGTATAAAATCTTTGTCAGAAGATACAATCATTACAGGTTCATCCATTCCAAACTCTTGTGTTTGCATTGTTAAAGTACCAATCACATCATCAGCTTCTATACCTTCTAAATGTATTACTTTGTACGGTAAATAATCTCTTATTTCATCTCTTACTAAATGCAATATTCTAAATATTTCATTCCAGTCTTGAGAAGACTCTTCTCTATTTTTTCTTCTATGAGCTTTATAATATGGAAAATAATCTTTTCTCCAAGTATTCATTCCATCTGCGCAAATAACAACTTGGCCATATTCATCGCGGTATCTTTTATTATACATTCTAATACTATTAAGTATCATATGTCGAATCATCGATTCATCATTTAATTTTTGTACAATAATATTACTAATAGCGATTTGGCTATAATCAATCAGTATCATCAAAATCCTCAGGTAAAAATTCAATCATAAGTTCACGAGCTATTTCATTCTCTTGAGCCATTTTTTTAATTTTGATATAGAGTCTGTCAAGATCTCTATGAAGTATGTGTGGTATACCAGTATGACGTGTAAACATAGCATTTAAAAGATTTACTATAACAAACATATCTCTTGATTCTCGATAAGTTTCATCTCTAAATTCAAGATTTATAAATAACTTTCCTATACCACCGCTTTTAATTTCTTCTTCAATACAATCGTGTAAATAAACAGAAGAATCAATACAAAGATCTGACAATCTTTTTATTTCATCAACTTCTTTATTAATTTCTTTTTTTCTACGTTCTTTCAGTCCTGGAAATGGTATTACTTTTCCCATCACGCCTCCTTATCGATATCCCACTTAATCCTTTTTTCATAATTAGGTTTTCTAATTTTATCGTACCATTTCTTTTTTTCTTGATCAGTTCTATACTGAGATATCCAATTGCGACCGTTTTTTTCAGCTTGTTTAAAAACTAAATTAGTAAACATAAGTGGTACAACAAAGGCCATGTGAATTATAATCGATGTTACAATATCGTAATTGAATCCCATATAGACTGTAGCAACTATACCAAAATAAGCACTCCACATTATAAAAAGTACAAGAGTAAAATATGCTTGTATAGATGGATCAGCTATATATCTAAGCGGATTGTATCTGTTATCCATAACTAATCTCCAACAGTCAATAATCCACACAATTAATTTTTGAAATATATTATATTTTTCCATAATAGTTATATTATACCATACTTTCAGTCATTTGTAAACAAGTTTTTCACACTTTTTGAGCCTATTCTACAATTAATTATACCATTATAGTATTTATCAGATAACAATACTTCTCTATCAAATTGCTCTTTAGTTTCCATATACGCGCATTCGCCTTTAGTTTTACACAGATGTAATATTTCTCTATAATAAACTTCTTCTCCTTGTATTTGAACTTCTTCTTGTAAATGTTTATTAGAACCAAAATATGTTTTCCAATCAGATTCGACTTTAAGTCTCTGACGTCTTTTACGTTTTTTGGTAATAGGTAAGGTTTTTGATTTCCAAAAGAATTTTTTGCCTACATACATTCTTCCAGTTGCTCTGTTAGTTATAATATAAACGAATCCATAATAGTCTTCTGGTGAAAAATTTTCTGGTGGCTGAAACGGACGGCCTTTATATATCCACTCACTCATCGAAATTTAATTCATCGATATCATCATCAGTAGGTTCGCCGCAGTGCGGAC